ACAGCTGATTATAGTGCAATAACAACATGGGGAGTTTGGTATCCTAGTGAAGATGAAGGAGCCAATCTTATTTTACTTGATGCAGTCAAAGGCAGGTACGAGTTCCCAGAGCTAAGGCGCTTGGCCCTTGAACAATATGAGTATTGGAAACCTGAATCTGTTATCGTTGAAGCAAAAGCCAGTGGTTTGCCATTGACTTACGAACTTCGTAAAATGGATATACCGGTTGCAAACTTTACGCCATCTAAAGGAAACGACAAGCATGCTCGGGTCAATTCGGTTGCACCTTTGTTTGAATCTGGTATGATATGGGCACCCGAACAAAAGTTTGCGGATGAGGTCATTGAGGAATGCGCAGCATTTCCCTATGGCGATCATGATGACCTGGTCGATTCAACTACACAGGCACTCATGCGATTCAGGCAGGGCGGCTTCCTACAACACCCAGAGGACTATGTTGAGGAAGAAAAAGTTAAACGTAAGAGAGTGTACTATTAATGGACGATATAATAAAACTAATACAAGAATTGATGTCGCAAAAACCTAGACCAAAAGGTGGTATTGCAGATACAGCAGAAGGTGTAGAGTTTTTAGGTAAAACATTATCTAAAGAACAAAAAGGTAGTCTTATGATTGTAAACTCTAGATTAACAGATGCCAGCAGATTCGAACCATTCTCTATTGGTAATGTAGGTAGAGATAAAAGATTTACACTTATATCTGATTATGAACAAAGTCTTACAAGTGAGTTTAACAAGACTGTAGAATTTTTAAAAGCAAACCCTGATATTAGGTTATCACAAGCGCAGAAAGATAATATCTTCTACAACCTTGGAGTCTTGAGACGAATCTCAGCTGAAAAAAATAAATTAGAAAAAGGTATTATCGAGGATGGTAAAAAACCAAGTAATGTTCGAGACATGGAAGGAAACGTTCTGGATCCAAAACAACCGATTATAGGTGGGACACAAACTAAAGAATCTTATAAAAGAGATGAACTTGTACCTATTGACGAAAAACCAAAAGCAGGTAAAGGTAGATTTACCAAAGCAGAATTTTTAATCCAACGATTAAAAAATACAATCAAAGAAAATCCAGATGATGCATACGTTCAAGAAAATTTTCCAAACTTTATAAAAGAATTAGAAGCTAACCCAGATCTTGCTAAAAATGAAAATGTATTTAACTCATTAGGAGACTTACCAGATAATCAAAAAATAACCGTCTACGATGATGACACTTTAGATTTTGCAACACTACAACCTACAAAAAAATTTAGATTAAACGCGGATAAATTTAAAGAAGACTTTAATGTTAGTGATGAAGAATTAGAAAAAATACTTGCGCTTTCTCCAGAAGAACAACAAAAAGTATTGCGAGAATATATCGATAAAGATTTTGCACAACAGATTGAACTTTCGGATTTTGATGTTACAGACAAAGAACCAAACGCACAAGGAGGCATAGTTGGCTTACGTATTTGATCCTACAACTAACACGTTGATTGATGACGAAGATAAAAAACTTCTAGATATACCTGGTGTGTTCAGAGCGAGCGAAGCACCACAGCCACCGGTTAGACCCGAGGTTGAAGAGAGAGAATTATTTAATAGATTTATGCGAGACAACAAAGCAGAGGGTGGTAAAATTGGTGGAGGTGTTATTTCTGGTGAAAATTATGGAGATAGAACTGGTTTTGCTAATATGTTTTTAGAACAAGGTAAAAAATCTAGATTTGGTCTTAACTCTGATACCGTTGTTATAAATGGAAAAGAATATTTAAAAATTACCAAACCTGGAGACCCTAACTTTGGTAAATACGTTTATAGAACTTCTGTTAAAACACCTGGATATGGACAAAGTGGTAAAAGTAAAAATGAATATTTAACTTATGATCAATTAGTTAAAAGAGTTAATGAACCTAAAACTGGAAAATCTGCATACATACCTAAAAAAGAATACACACAATCATTAGAAGATATTAGAGCCTATGTTAAGTCTCGAGGTGGTCCGTCAAAAGTTTTTTTATCTGACCTTGTAGAAATGTTTGGTGATCCTACTGCAACAGAAACAGGTAGAGATGCAAAAACAGAAACAAGAATTGCAAAAGCGTTAGGTAAAGATTATGAAAAACTTATATTTGGTGGTGAAAGACTAAAGACAAATAAAGAAAATAAAATAAAATTTAACAAACTTGTTAGAGATGTTAATCGTGGAGAGAGACCAATAATAGATTTATCTTCAGACAAAACAGGTATATCTCCACTTAGTATGAAAGAACTTTTAAATCCTGTTGAATTAAAAATGTATGAAAAACTTTCACCAAAATTAAAATCGATACTATCAAGAATAACACAACCAAGAAAAATTTATACAGCAAATGATATTAAAAATATTAGTGAAACAACTGTTAAAACTTATAATAAAACTTTAAAAAATTATCCTATATCAACTGCAGCAAGAACAGAAATTTTAAAAGCAGGAGCTAGATCGTTCGATGCTAAAAGTTATATACTAGCACAATTAGCTAGACATGTTGATCAGGGTGGTAAATTATTTAAATATGTTAGTGGAGACACCATAGCTAATATTAAATTTAAAGATTTAAATACAAATAGATTTATTACGTATAGAAACATAGATTTAAATAATCCTTTATTTAAAGAAGCAGCAACTGTTTATAATGATATTGAAAGATTAAAAAAAATAAAAATAGACGATCCACGTAATCCAGGTAAAACAATAAATTTAAATAAAGCTCTTCAAGAAGGTGGAGACAAATTAGTTATAGACCATTTAGATGAAGTAGACGTTAATCCATTAAAAAAATTAGTTATATCAACTCAAAAAGCAAACATGTCTGGTCAGATAAAAGGTTTAACTGAAGCGGAAATAGATGCAATCGGTAGAGGTTTAAATTTAAATTTTGTTGATAATTTAAAAAGATATAAAAAATATGCAGAAAGAATTTTATTAAATAAAGCAGCAGACTCTGAATTTAAAATAAAAAGTCCAACAGAAACTATAAAAGAAAAAACGGGAACTTTTAGAGGAGAAGCGCAAAATATAAAATCTAAAATGGATAATTTTAGATTTTTAACAAATAAAATTCCAGGAGGAGCTCTTGTATTAAGTCCAGTAGATTTTACTTTAAGTATGTTTGCAGGCCTTCCGCTAACACAGTCTTTAGCTAGCGCAGGATCTTATTTAATTAAAGATCCTCTTATTGGCAAAACTGTAAATGTGCCTTTAGCAATTGCAGCAGAGATGGAAGATCCAGAAGGCATGATGGAAAGAGCTGGAAAACGTCAAGAAAAATTTAAAAATGTTTTAGAGGGTATAACAGGTATAGACCAAGATGAACCTTTGTTAAATGAATTAAGAGAAAAATTTTCTAACATAGAAGCGGGTAATCAACCAGATATAGATCCGTTTCAAGCAGCAGAAGGTGGCCGTGCAGGATTTAACAACGGTGGTGCAGCAGGAGCCGATATAGATTTTGCAACACAGCTAGAATATTTTTTAACAAACGAAGATGCGGAACTTCCACAACTATCAACATATAAAGAAACAAAAAATCCAATAGAAGTATTCAACGACATCATTGATCCAAGAAACTATCCGTACTATGCAGATGTGTTAGCTAGATCAGGTGTTCGTATTGGTGAGTTTGGTACAAAAGTTATTCCTGCAACAGGAAAATTAATTTCAGATCTTATACAAAAACCTGCATTTAAAATTAAAAAAAACACAGATTCAAGATATGTTCAAGACTACACTGATGTATTGCCATCAAATATTAAAGGCACAGGAATATTCTCAGAGTTTTTAGAAAACATAACTCCAACATCATTAGAGAAAAAAATAGGTCTTGATAAATTAATTAAAACAGAAGAACAGAAACAAATAGATAGAGGTTCAACGGTTGGTCCAAAAGCTTTGGCAGACGCTATAGGTCTTGGAGCCGAGGTCACTGCTCCAATATTCCCTGGACTTAAAGTAGCACAAAAAGTTTTAAAACCTAAAAAAATAGCAGCTGCTGTTGAAAACAGAAAAACAGATGCACCTGAAATTCCAAATAAAGTTCCGAAGTTAGATTCTATAGAAAATTTAGAGCTTAATCTTGCAATATTAAGAAACAGGCAAACAGAACCTGATGCTCCTGTTATTGAAGTTACAAGAGCATTAGTTACTAGATTACTAGACAAAAAAGGAATTCAATATGGCAATAACGATCCCGTAGATATTTATATGGATATTTATGGGGACATAATATTAGATGTTAAAAATCTTGCAGAAGAAATTGTAGATGGTCTACAAGCTGGCCGTAATTTTAAGTCTATAGATGATCTTTTAAGAATAGAAGGTCTTGACGACATACCTATACCTAAAGAACCAAATCGAGGAGTGCCAACTGAAGATGTTATAGAAATGTTAGAAAAAGATTTAAGAGAAAAAAAGATGTTAGAAGGTTTTAACACAACAGATAAAACAAAAAATGCAAAGGGTGGCATAATTAAATAATATGATTAAAAGGCTAACTAGAACAGTACCACCTAAAAGAGGGCCCAATCCACAGGGGTTGAATGTTCCTTTAAAACAGGTTAAGATAACAAACCCGGAGAATATAAATGGCAGATATAG